AGTTATATCCTGCTACGGCAGTAGGTAGTGTTACCACAATTCCTGCTGCCCTGTTCAGGGTAAAAACTGTGCCTGAATCGGTTGATTCTACTGATTTNGTAGCAGANGTAATNCTNCTGACATTAGAATAAGCAGAAACATAGCCAGTGGTTGTAACATTACCACTGCTATCAACGTCTAGATTAGTTGTTATAGCCCCTGTAGTGGAATTTTTGCTGATTTGTTCAAATCCGCCTTCCGATCTAACTGGACCATTAAAGGTTGTGTTTGCCATAATTTTTCTCCCGAAAAAAAAGTCTATCGTCTTGGCTTGTCTGCTAGGTCAGTCGATAGATAAGTTTACCCTAGAAAGTTTGATGCGGGTTGAGTAAGAAACCCCCGCATCACAGGTTCCATATTTCGCTAACTACACTCTAAGACGAGCCAGAGGAGCCATAGGCTCCAAGCGGATCACTAACCCCGAAGGAGTAGCGTTCCCGCGCCTTATACCTAACATTGCCGGTATCGAAATCACCATCCATGCTAGTTTCTAATGGTGTACGTGTAAAATGTTTTAATCCATTTGGCACATCAGTAATTAAAAACCATGCATTGGTATCTGTCAAGAAATGATTGACGGAATATCCTTCAGGGATAGTGCCATTCGCTTTCATTGCATTGATATCATTATCGGCAGTAGCCACTCTTAGATCAGATTCTAAAATACGAGTCGCAGTAAACATGCTATTAGGGGGAACAATTAACTTTCTTGGTCTTGCCGCAATTAGCAATCCTCGATCGTCAGTCCATCCAGCTATAGTAATAACAGCATTCTCTAATGAAGTTTCATTAAGGTCTGCTTGCGTACTAGGAGTATTGGCATTCGTTCCACCAGACACCAATGGGTGTGATGTTGAAAAGAAGTCAACTCCATCGCCAGAATTGAATGAACCACCTGAAAACCCTTGNTTAAAAGGATTAGCAGATTTTACTTGCTTCGTATAAGCCATACTTCTCGCCAAAGCCTTTGTATATCTAGCACTTAAAGAATCATAAAGGTTATCCTCCATAGCTTCTTCAGTGATAGCAAAGCCCATAGCAACAGTTTCATGGTTATAACGTGCAGTGAAAGACTCTTGTGCATTATCATAAGTGATAGCTGAACCTTCGTCTTTTACAGGAGCCTGTCCAAAACCACTCAGCTTCAAATCTTCCTCGAATGAACGATCAGATGTTTCAGCCTCATAGATTTCTTGGTGCTCGTTTTCGTATTTAGAATATTCTAATCCAAATAAAGCATTTAAGCCGGGCAGAAGTTCTTTAAGTAGCTGTGCTCTTGAAATAGCCATTTATTTTTCTCCTTTAGCCTAAATGCCAGTCGTGTTGTCCATTAGGTGTCCAGCATTAAACTTAACAACGATGTCTGTATATGAATCAGCCCATGCGTTGTTTGGAGTCTGTACAACATCAACAATCCTTAAAGGGAGTGTTGCTGTTGTCGCAGCACTGGTAGAAATATCTACAGTGTTTTTGCTAGTACCTATTGTGGTTGAACCTGATGTTTGAGTAATCGCAACGTTACTTCCGAGAGTTGTTTGTGCGGCAGAGCCGTCACATTGCATTTCGAAAATAACATCTGGATCATCAATAACATACGCGTAGGCATCAGATGCTGCTACGCTGGCTGTCCACATTTGGGCAAACGTCTTTTGGCTTGTATTAGGGTCAGTATATGTGCAGCCCATAAATATTCCTATAGGAGTTGCTGTTGTAGTCCCTGCGTCTTTTTCAACAGTACCGGCAGTTACTAACTTAACAAAGTCTCCAAAGAATATATTGGTTCCGTACGCACTAGCTATTTGATAGTGACGTACTTTAGCAGAAAAAGATCCACTGGAACTTATAGTCCCAACAGGTCTAGCACCATAAGGTGTTGCTGAACTAGGCATATTTTTCTTTCCTTAAATACAATATTAATATTCAAAGTAATTAATAAAATAAATTATTAACCACCCTTCCCAAAAGTAACCTTAGTTTTCCTCTCTTTGAACATTGGCATAGCAGGATTTTCTTCCTTCATGTAGTTTGAATCTACAGCACTCATCTGTCGTTCTGCTAAATCTTGATAATATTTCGATCTTTTAGCAACATCTTCTTCAGGTGCTTTACATAAGAGAAGTCCACCTACTTCTATACAGTTTGGATATTTAGAGTCATTATCAGTGACTATTTCCAATTCTGGATGGTCCTGTGCCCTAACTGGTTCCCAACCTTCCCTAAATCTTGTAGATACATTTAGGTTGTCAGATTGACCAGCAGCGCTGGTTCTGATCCAACGATAAACATATCCGGATTCAGGTTTAGGATCTGGAAGCAAGTTTGGAGGAGACCAAGGTTTACTTCGCTCATTTTTTTCTCTTGTCTCCAATGAGCGTGGAGTGCGCTTTTCATTTAACTTATCCATTTCTTAACTCCTTTGCATACTGAGTTGCATATTGTTCTGGTGTAAGTCCAAGTCTTCTGGCGAGGTCAACCTGTGTTTTTGTTAACTGCACTCTGCGCTGTTTTTGCCCAGTCCTATTGGCTGGCGCTACCACAGTCGATGGTCTCCGAGACGTTGCAGTAGTCGTCTCGAAACGTTCTGGAAATCTTGTTCTTATAGCATTATCAATTTCATTATAATACTTGTCAGCATCCCTTACAGGATCAACGCCTTGTCTAACCAGTTTGGAATGCATGCCATAAGCCAATGCGGTCATATCTTCATTGCCTTCTTGTTCAAACCAAGTATTACTCCTTATATATTCAACAGCTTTAGGATCAAGCTGTTGTTGCTGTCCATTAACAGTAGGTTGTTGAGGAACAGCTTGTTGTGGAACAGCTTGTTGCAAATTTCCTTGAGGGGCAGAAGGAACATAGTTTTCTACATAGTTCTTATCAGCATATGCTGCTTGCATTTGTTCCGTTGCTGCTAACAATTTATCAGTATCACCAGACTCGTAAGCCTGTTTATAATCTGATTTCGCTTTTTCAATTTCTGTAGTGCTACGAGTCTTGAGGCTATTAAGCAACGCTCCTTCACTTCTAGCTACAGTATTCTTTAATGCTTCATTTTGCATCTGAATATTTTTGGCAAAATATATTGCTTCGTCCCGCGTTCTGTTAGCCTGTTCCTTCTCGCGCCTTTCTTCGTGATAATCATATTTCAGTTTATCAATACGTTTTTTGGTGCGATCACCAATTCCTTCTATTTCTTCGTCAATATTATCGACAGCAACCCTTCGAGGTTTTTGATCCTCTTCGGGTCGATCATCAACAATATCTATTTCAAGGTCTTTAGCTGGCTCCGGAACCTGAACTTCCTGCGGAGAAGGCAAGCCTTCAAAGTCTTCAACTTTTTGTGTTGCTTCACTCATGCTCTTTGTATTCCTCTAGGATCATTTACAACAGCTTCGACAGTATCATCATTAATCAACCTGAATTCCTTGCCATGAATATTAATTCGTGTGCCACTGAAAGCACGCATAATAATCCAATCCCCTTCTGCACACCAAGGTCCAGTAGGAAATTTTGCGTAGTCTTTGTAACAGTCTGGTCCCATTTTTAAAACAAATCCAGTTACCGATGCAGTCTCTTCTATACGAATTGTGGACTCAGCTTTAATGATCCCACCTTCTGTTTTTTTGTCTGCTTCAGGTAATGCTATAAGAATTTTATATCCAATTGGTTCAGGAAGTTGAGAAGCAGTTTTTAGCTGAATAGCGTCTTCTGTTTCTACTTCTGTTTTTACCGCCTTTATTGTCATAAGTCTCCCTATGATGCATCAATATATTAAGGAGTATGATGTTTCTCCATCGTTTCACCATGAAACGTGCATATCTTTATTCTTCAACAACCTTATTTAAACTATCGGTTATTTCCCGAAGAGCGATACGTAACCCTTCAATGTTACCTCTGAGTCGATAAAATTCATTTAAGTCTTTTAGTTCCCCGTCAATGATAACATCAGTAACTCTTGTTATCTCATCGTTTAAACGTTCTGTCAAGTATTCAGTAAAACTATAATCACTAGGCTTCATTAATTTTTTAATCCTGATCGAGTAGTTTATCAGCTATCTTTCTTCCCAATTCAGCAGCCTTGGTTCTTTCCTGTGCAGACACTTTGGCAATTTCTGCACCAATCCTAGCGCCTTCCCTTTCGTTCTCTGCATCAATTTTAATTCTTTCCAGTTCATCCTTCATGGTTGCTTTTTGCATATCAGCAGCAATCTTGGCTTCATCAATGGATGCTTTAGATTCGGCAGATTGTTGCTTGATTTCAAGTTCCTGCTTTTGCATTTGCAATACTGGATCTTCCATTTGTTCTTGATATTGTTCTTGTTGTGCTTCTTGTTGATTTTTGCCAAGTAATTGTTCTGCTGCTGCGGCAACAAGAGCAGAAAGCCTTTCTTCCAGTTCAGGAGGCAGCGGCTCACCAACAGGAGGCAACTCTGTACCCAATTCTTGCTCTATTTGTTTCCTGTATTCAAAACCTAAATGCTCAACTATATGCGCACTCAATGCTGCTTGCATTGCATCAGCGTTTGGTGCTTTGGAAGCCACTTCCTGTACCTTGGGATCTTGTATCATAGACATATGAACTGTTATATGTGCAGTTTGATCCTGATATTGGAAGGCTTTAACTGGTTTTCCGTTCAATATGTCCATGTTCTCCGAAACTGGGTCTGTTGGTTCGATGTCATCCTCCAATGGAATGATGTCATCTGGATCACGGATGCCCAATACCTCCAACATCTGCCTATGAAGCTTCGGCATGTCGTACATTTGCGGTGCAGTCTGTGCTAATTGCAAAGCAGCCTGATATTGCATGATTCTTTGTGCCATTGTTGCTGCATTTGGGTCTGAAACCGGAATTATGTCCACCCTATCATCAAAATCACTCACTTTTATGGTCTGATCGCCATCAATTTCGTATTCATAGGCTTCCGGCATGTAATCTTTGATGATTTCGGACAAAATACGCAATTCATGGCGCATTGAGGCGTGTAATCGGGACTGAATCGCACTCATTACCTTCATATTGCGCTCCAAGAGGGCTAATGTAGTGCCAACTGGAGCCTGATTGTTCATATCCGACACTTTTAGGTCGGTAATGGAAGCAAACCTTCGACCTTCTTCCACAATATTTCCCAATAATTGGTATAAAGTAGCTGAAGGTTCCTTATATGGAAGGAAAGTTATGTTATCCCTGATGCTTCCGCCCGGAACATCAACGTCCCTGAACTCGCCCGGAAATATTGGAGTGTCATCACCCTTGATTCGCAAGCCTCTGGTCTTCAAACCACCCGGAAGATTGGATAAAGTGCCCGCATCAACCAATTGCCTAAGCAAAGAAGTGGCTGACTTAGCCAAACCACCGACCATATGTATCAAACCGAACCCATAAAAGCCAAGTCCCGGCATATATTGGTAATGAACAAAGTGTTGCCTGCGCATTTTTTGCGGATCATCCGGCATATAGTTACGCCTTATTGACAAAACTGTTCCAGAACCCTTGTCAAGCGTTACCACATAGGGCAATGCAATACCTGTTTCTTTACCTTCCTCAGAATCTTCAAATCCTTTGAGATCCAAATCAACGTGCATTTCCAGCAAAGTATGAACTCCATCCTTGCTATATGTATTCATTTCATATTCGTAGTTCGGGCTATCCCCAGTCAACTCGCCATATTTTTCCTTGACCTTATCTGAAACTGCATAAGAGGATTGGGGCAATTCCACATCACGATAAAAGTCTGCATGTTGCAATTTCATTATATCGTTAAGAGTCATTCGCATAACATGGGTTGCACGTGTTGCCGTACGCAAATCAGATGCACCATAACTGACAACAAAATCTTCAGCAGGAATAAACATGGAACAAGGTCTCTGCATGGTTATATCCCAATATATTTTTTTAAATGCAGAACCCGCCAATGGTAAACTGAAAAGCATTCTTTCGACCTCATTTCGATACTCGGTCATAATATCTGTAAGAAGATAATTCATGTAATTCTCAACGCGTCTGGATTGCTTTTCTTTTTCTTCTGTCATCTTACCGACAATGTTTGTCCTGACCGGACCGCTTGCTGGTAAAATTTCACTTATAGCTTGTGATTGGAAACGAATGACAGCTTCGGAAAGAAGGGGATGATAAACACCACAGGCTCCAGACCAAGGTTCTGTCCTTTCCTCAATCTTCAAACCTAGATTGTCCAATCCCTCTATATAGGTTCTTTCCCAGTCTCCTCTTGAATCCTTGTCTGATTGAAAAGCACCGATCAATTCATTTGCCAAATTATCTAAATCCCTTTCGTCAAGATGTTCTGCAAGGTTTGCATTGAAGTCAACTTCCTGACTTGCATTGGGATCAAAATCAATAATCATTCCACCATCGTCAGTTTCTATAGCAACTGCTTCAGGATTGACAATTGAAATATCTACGTTTTCTGCCATTGTTCAAATTTTAAATCAATTAATAGTAATCAGCAAACCTTTCTGTTAATTCCGTTTCTTGTTCATCATGGCTTAATGTAATAAAACCACCCTGCCTATATCGCAATAACGCCTGTGTTGAAGAGTCAACCAAGTCATCATGGTCGCCAACAGGAAAAGAAGCAAACTGTTCCATAACTTCTTCTGCCCATCTTTTTGCAGGACACCAAACAGAACCGGAAGCAAATAAATCTGCAACCGCATTTACCCTAGCTATCTTATCATTTCCACGTGACGGAGTGAATTCCTGCACAGGTATTCCAATTTTTCTCAATTCAAAAATAAGAGGTGATCCCGCAGCTTTAGCCTCGACAATAAAAGCATCAGGCATCCAATTATTATACTGCTCATAGGCTCTGCGTTTTAATTCAGGAAATTCCAGTCGTTCCTGAAATGCATCCAGTAATATAATTTGCGGAGCCATATACCCATCATCATTCTCCATATAAAAAACACCCCATGTTGTGCATGCAGAATAGTCTGCCCTTTGTGTTTTCAAAAATGCCGTATCCCATGACTGAATTAAAAATTCACATTTTGGAGGATCTTTTTCTTCCCATATCTTCCACCATTCCCTTTTAACCAAAGCACTTTCTTCGGATACAGGATTCTGTTGGTATTGCGCTTCCCAATGAGAAACAGGCAATGTTGCCTTAATTGATTCCAATTCCTCAAGTTTCCAGAAATCTTCCCACAAACTTCTTCCAGAAGGGAGAATTGCCGGTAATTCAATAATTTCCCACTGGTCGCTNCCATCCCTTGTAATGCTATCTTTGAGAATTGACCCACATAAATCTTTCTTCCCCCATCTGGTCATAACAATAATGATTGCACCGCCCGGCTGTAAACGCTGTCGCGGTCCACTCAGATACCACTCATAAGTATTTTCAAATATTTTAGGATCGGCAGACTGTCCCTGTTGTTCCGAATGTGGATCATCAATAATCAATAGATCAGCACCACGACCCGTTACCGCACCACCTACACCAATCGAGAAATATTCACCACCACCAGATATGTCAAAACGACCGGCAGCCTTACTGTCGAGATTTAACCCNACGTCTGGAAACACTTTCTGATATTCATCACTATCTATCAGGTTCCTGACCATACGACCAAACCTTAATGACAATTCAGCCGTATGTGATGCCATAATTATTTTCTTGTTAGGGGAGTTACCGACTATCCATGCAGGAAGCAACCAAGAAGTCAATTGAGACTTACCGAAACGTGGAGGCATGTTAATCATCAAACGCTTACACTGTCCACTGGCAACACGCTCGAAAGCTTCCGCCATCTTACTGTGATGCGCACCACAAATGAATTCAGACCATACAGAGCCACAAAAATCCAAAAAACTTTCCTGACCCTTTTCCCTAACAACAGAACGCTCAAGATTTCTTATCAGCCCTTCCAATTCCTTACGTTCTAAGGTGTTTAAACGCTCTAAACGTTCCGGAGTGATAAGATCAATGACTTCTTCTACCTGTCTCTGTGTTACTTCCATATCAACATATAGTATTGTCAACCATATTAAAACACAATATAATGCTATTCAAGGGTATCTCCAATAGAGGAACTGTCTTACACCTTTATCCAGTTCCGCACCCTTTTATAGAGCCGTTCCTTCATGCGCAGGGACGGCTCTTCTTTTCTTTAATTAACCTATCTAAATACCACTTTGCTTTCTTTAAATCTTCTATCCCGTTTTTTTTAGACCATCTATGCATATATTTTTTTATATTCCCTTCAAGATATCCATCAAACTTTTCTTGGCTCATGTTTGATTTAAGG